CAGCAGTTCTAAGAGCAACAGAATATAAGGGCAACTCTACGCCGAGAATGTTATCAACGTGTTTGTCTAAGAGCGATTGAATACCTTTAAAAGCATCAATTCCAGAAGGCATAGCACCCCGAAGATGGTTCTCTTCATTGAGGACATAACGCTCGGCGATCGAATGTACGGCGGTTCCACGACGAGCAGCCTGTGTAGAAATCTTCTGAGCTTGTTCTTCTCCGACACGTTTCTTCCATTCGATTAGAGCTGTCTTATCCATCGCTCCGTCTAATACGGTTGTTACCGAGCGAAATTTTTCTCCGCTCGGTAACACATAGTATCTTTTACCATCAATGTTTTGTGTATCTATTTCCACTTCCGGAACTAGATTGTGTTTGAATAATTTACGTGACAATTCTCATTTTATCCTTCAGTATTATATATTCTTTAACGAGAGCAGATCTTACGATATCCTCTGCATTAAATTCAATCAGATCAAAAGATCTCATGCTCTTGACAACACGCATGAAGTCGGTCAAACCATTCTTTTCGTGTTCTCTAGTAAAATCAGACTGTCTGAAGTCTCCGCAGAATACAACCTTACAGTTGTGACCAATACGTGTGATAACAGAATCTAATTCGTGAAGAGTAGCATTCTGCATTTCATCAACAACGACAATACAATCATTAAGTGTAATACCTCTAATGAAAGAAGTAGAGATAAACTCAATAACATTTCTTCTTTTCAGATATTCATATGCGTCGCCTCTGCCGAACAATTCAGTGCAGATGGCATAGTAAGGTGCTTCATATACTTTAGTCTTTTCTCTATCGCTACCTGGAAGAAACCCCATATCTCTTGTTGGGACTACTGATCTAACAATAACAACCTTCTTATAAATGCATTCAGGATCATTAAGAATTTGTTTTAGTGACAGATAAAGAGCCATAAAGGATTTACCTGTTCCAGCAATACCATGAAGCATTAAGTTTTTTTCATCATCAAAAGAATCGAATGTTAATTTCTGATTCTGTGTCAGAGGATTAAAGTGTTTGAGTGTAAAATTTAATTTCTCTTGATAATTCTCTTTCGGTTGTTTTCCTTGCTGACGAAGAAGTCTTTTTTCTTTACGGGTTAATCTTTTTGTTGTATGTTCTTCTTCCATTTTACCCCTTAGAAAGTATTGATGGTGCTCCTTGTTATACCTTTTTGATTTCTCTTCTTAATATCTTTAAGTAGATCACGGAAACCGTTTTCAGGTTTACCCATTCCTCTACCAGAAGTGATCATAGGAGCGCCATTTACTAGTTGAGTTAAATTTGGATTCTCTTCCAAATATGTATCAAGTTCGGAGATCTTCATGAACTCCTCATACTCTTCACCAGTTTCATTGTTTAGAAAGCGATATGTAGGCATTAGCAGATAAACATCGTGTTAGAGTAATTGTTATTAGCAGACCCTGCAGTGCAGGTAACTGTGTATGGACCTCCGAATGTATTGGGCAGAGGATTTATATTAGGTTGATACCACACAGGCGGATAATTTACACCTGGATAATCTAGAACTTTAGGCTTCCAATCCTTAATGATTTCTTTTTGCCAATCCGGTCCAAGACCTGGATATGTTGGAGTTACCTTATTAAAGACTGTCGCTAGATGATCTCTAATAGATTTCCATTGCATATCATTAGGTGGTGTACCAATATTTAATTCTGCAAAACCTTGCAGCCAATAACAAAACTGTAAAGGATCCATTATTCTTTACTCTTTCCCATATAAGAGTTCTTGCCCATGGTACCAGTGACCATGGGCGCTCCGTTAATTAAAAGAGTAACGTGTGGGTGTTCTTCTAACTTCTGTTCCATTTCTGAAATGGACATCAGTTCTTCCCACTCTTCGCCAGTCTGTTCATTACGTAGCTTATAGATAGGCATCAATCGTCCTCCCACGCATGACCACGTGTTGTGCCGGCACAAATATCACCAATATCAAAATCATCTTCTTCAATTAGAGCAGAAATGTCTTTAGTGCGTAGAGCTCGCTGTTCACGCTTTGCCTTACGCTTCTGCTCACGTTCACGTGGATCATCACGGTATTCGTCATGATCTGAATAATCGTTCTTCTTAAACTTCTTAAACGCTGACTTGCTCATTCTACGATCAACCCTGGTAGTGCTTCTTTTACGTGTTGAATGGTAATGCCAGGAAATGGCATCTTCTTATCCTTCATTGCAAGAATAAGTTTGGCATCGTCTGGATCTAACCTTTCTAGAAACTCAACAAACATCATTTCTCTTTTTGATTGGTTGAGGTTAGGATAAAATCCTTCGACGAAATATCTAATCTTATCAGCTTCTCTGTGGAGAACATGCTGCTGATCTACAATTTCATTTGGTCTATAAGGTGGTTCACCTTCTGGTAGGGCAAACTTAACAGTGGGGTCAAACACTCCTTGAAGGATTGTTCTTAGTGCGAAAGTATCATTGGCTTTAAGATTGTCAACTTTTTCTTGCGTCTTTTTTAATTTTGAAACCTTGTTTAAGAATTCATACATTCCAAGGACAGCCATCTATATCTCCTAAAATTCACTCAAATGATCAGTAAGGTTTTTGAGTTTGTTTGCTATAAAATAATTTAGTAGTTTGCTACGATCACGATTTGCTTGCGATTTAAACTGTTCCATAACTTTCTCTCGAATATAATCGGGAGTAAAGCTAAGATCAATCAATCGAACATTACGAGAATAATTACGGGCAGTAACTGTATCCATATCTTCTAGATCAGTTCCCATAATCTTTTCCATCTTCTTTGCTGTTAGGGGTCTTTGGCGATCACCCACAACAAAAACATTATCAGGAGAAAGAACGTTAGGAACGCCATCGCCAGCATCTCCCTTTAGGATATGTTCGTGAAGATATCTTTCCGGATCTTCGTGGGAAACCCACTTCTTACGAGTAGGATCATACTGCTTTACGTTAGGATATACGTGCAACTGAATGAAATCTTTATCGCCTGATAGAATTAGAATTTTCTCACCAGTATTTAGTTCTGAACCAAATTCAGAGACAAGCGTAGAAATGATATCATCAGCTTCTGCAGACTCAACGTCAATTACACGATAGGGAAAATACTCTTTTAGTTCTGCACGAATCTTATTAAGACATTCGAACAGTGCTTTCCAATCCAGTTCTGAAGACTCAATGTTCTTCTTACGGTTGGCTTTATAATAAGGAAAGATTTGCTTGCGCCAGTAGTTAGTGTTATCGCAAGCAATAATCATTTCACCATATTCATCTCCGAACTTTACCTTATAAGAACGGAGAGAGTTAAGGATCATATGGCGAACCATATTTTCTTCAAGCTGCGCATTGGTATGATTGCCAAGTTGCATGAGAAGATTAGACAGCATGACCTGATTCAAGTCAACAATAATCACAATTTCACCTATTCGGTTTCTTCGATTTCATTCATTGGGTTAAGTTCAAGTTCTAACTTATCTACAATCTTAAACGCACCTTCTTCCTTTGGATGAGGAACGAAAACAGCATCAGCTACTTGCTGAAAAGGATGGTGCATATCATAATGTTTAAGCATCAATGAACGTAATGCTTCAACAATCAATGCGCCATCCTTAACATCTAAGTCAACATCTTCTTCGATAAGCCCAAAACCAGCAATGTCTAATTGATTGAATATCATTGGAACTAAGTTTTGGATTGTTTCCTGGATATGATAATGTCTCATCATATCCATATTGTGTTGGATATCTTCGAGGGTAATGTCACGACTGACAGTCTTTCCCTTTGGGAAACTCACGATATTGTTAGAACTCATGGTTATATATTACCTTGGTTTATGATAAAAGTCAATATATTTAGTTCTGGTAGACCATATGAGAACCAGAACCATAGAATTCGAAATCGTAAATTCTACAATCTTTATGGTTGTTAGAAATTGCCCAAGACACAGAGTTTCGATCTTTCTCTGGAACGTAGAAGATAAAGAATCCTCCTCCGCCAGCGCCTAGTAGTTTACCGCCAAGAGCTCCAGCGTCGATAGCTGTCTGATAGATCTCGTCAAAGTAATCTTGCGTAATCTCTTCACAAACACCTTTTTTATCTAACCAAGATTCGTGCAATAGCTTACCGAAGTCATCAACCTTACCTTTATGGAGAAGATCTACTGCTTCGAATGCTTTATCTCTCGAACGCTTAACCTTATTGAACTTGTCAATATCTAGCATTGCCTTCTGCTGCTTTTGTAGAATGTTATTAGCATTTCTGCTTCTACCAGAATATACAAGCATCAAATTCTTTTCTAGAGATTGAACGTGCTGGTTTGTTAATCTTATTTCT